GCAAAGTCATCACTGGAACTTCCAGTTTTACCAATACGCCACTTTTCTGTTCCTTCGACTAAACCACGTACATCAGCGATGGAAGTGCCTGTAGCATTAGACAAGTTCAAATCAAGTCTGGCAAAATCCCCATCTTGAATAGTTGCTTTAGCACTGGGCGAACTAGTACCAATACCCACGCGATTGCTTGTTGAGTCAACTGCTAGGGTAGTTGTGTCAACAGTTAGGCCAGCAAAGGCAGGGCTGTCAGTAGTGGCTACGCCTTGGTTCAATGCCTTAACAGATGCTTCGCTAGTCAACTCGCTGTCCATCACTGCTCCAACAGACTCTACAGCCGCTGTTCTAACAGCCGCATCTGTTCCATCAGATCCTTGAGGTCCAACCTCACCTTGGATACCTTGGTCGCCTTGGTCGCCCTTTGGCCCCTGAGGACCAGTAGTTCCAGCTAGACCATCATCCCCATCGGTGCCATTTGTACCAGCAGGTCCTTGTGGTCCGGTGTCACCTGTATCACCCTTGTCACCCTGTAGGCCTTGGATACCTTGGTCACCTTGTGGTCCTTGAATGCCTTGGTCACCCTGCGGACCTTGGATACCTTGGATACCTTGGTCGCCATCGGCACCGTCAGCACCAGCAGGTCCAGTTTCACCTTGAATACCTTGGATGCCTTGGATACCTTGTGGTCCTGTATCACCAGTATCACCCTTATCGCCTTGTGGGCCTTGAATACCTTGGATGCCTTGGTCACCGTCTTCGCCGTTTGTGCCGTTTGTACCGTTAGCGCCAGCGGGCCCAGTCTCACCTTGAATACCTTGGATACCCTGAATGCCTTGGATACCTTGGTCGCCTGTTTCTCCTTGGATGCCTTGGATGCCCTGAGCACCATCAGCGCCAGTCTCACCCTGCACACCTGTAGCACCAGACATATCTGTCACAAAGGAGTAGGCTGTTCCGTTCCAGAGATACAGTCGAGCATTCTCAGCGTCCTCTACATCAGTGGTAGAGATGATTGCAAACTGTCCGGTAGTGATGCCTGTAGGGGCTGTGTCAGCGCTTAGCGCCGATACACTTGAGTAGGTCTTGGATATAGAAAAGCCTAAGCCAGCAGGCCCTGTAGAGCCATCCTGTCCGTCGCTACCTGCGGGCCCTTGGATGCCTTGGATACCTTGTGGTCCTGCGTCACCCTGTGGGCCTGTAGCACCGTCCTGACCATCGGTTCCGTTTGTTCCGTTAGTACCTGCGGGGCCTGTTGGTCCTTGGATACCTTGGATGCCTTGGGCTCCAGTATCACCAGTGTCACCAGTGTCACCCTGTGGGCCTTGGATACCTTGGATGCCTTGTCCGCCATCGGCTCCGTCAGAACCAGCCGGTCCTGTGTCGCCAGTGGGACCTTGGATACCTTGGATGCCCTGCGCTCCGGTGTCTCCGGTTTCACCTTGAATACCTTGGGTACCCTGTGGGCCGGTGTCGCCTGTTAGACCTTGGATACCTTGGGGACCTTGTGGTCCAGTATCACCTGTCAGACCTTGGATACCTTGGGGACCTTGTGGTCCAGTAGCACCATCGAGGCCGTCGTCGCCGTCGATACCATCGGTACCGTTAGCACCAGCAGCACCATCAGCACCAGCGAGCCCGTCGACACCAGCAGGGCCTTGTGGTCCTGTTGGTCCGACTATAGTTGTGACTTCAAAATACTCACCAGCGAACAGGTCGCCAGTCAGTGGGGCAGTGTTGAAAGTTATCACACTACCCGAGACAGCGAAGTCTGTACCTTCGTACTGTAGGACTCCGCCGATAGAAATGTCCAAATCTCTTGGGGTTGGAATGGTTACGGGGGTTCCGCCGACCGCTAATGTAAAGCTAGTCTGTACGCCATTAAAAGACGCAGATATGTTGTCTAATTGGGCCATGGGGCCTCCGTTATTTAATTAATAGAAGACTGCCCCGCCGAAGCGGGGTCTTACGTCAATGAAGATTATTAGGGGGTGTCGTTTACGATGTCAGCGGCTGTCATGTTGTACATTACAAAATGAGCAGTACCTACGTTGTCTTGAATAGTAGGGTAGGTATCATCATCACCCATACGCCACCAGTGTGTAGGCGTTGTGTTTAGGTTACTTAAGTTGGTAGTGGTTCCTGTGTTATAAATGTCGGCAATAGCACCTGACTGGTCAGACGACCATATAGCTATTTCGTTAAGTTTATCGCCGTTCAAGTAGTTACCGCTTACCAGCTTACCTACTCTAAAGTTCTGCCCACTTACGCTGCCACTCCACCCATAGTTACTATGTGCATCGCTTGCTGATGCAGCAGAGCCATCCACAAATATAGTAAATCTAGAATAGTAGTCACTTAACGATCCGCTAGAAGCACCTGTGGTACCGCCATTATAGGTAAGCATCACATGCTGCCATGCTCCCTGTGCAAGAGCTGTAGAGGTCTGTTTTCGTATGTGGTTATTGATAGAGCCGTAGTTTAGTCGCAGCTTATTCTGACTAGTTAGTCGGACCTCCAAATGTCCACCGTTTGTGATATCGTTAGATCCGTAGTACAGAACTACTCGACCAGAACCTGTACCGCTTGGTTTAATCCAGAAGCTAATAGTCCATGCGTCCGAAGTTCCAGAACCACTCCCTGCTCGGCCAAGTGCCCCGTCAAGTAATGCGGCATTAGCGCCTAGATAGTCTTGACTAGAGAATGCTATAGAGCGGGTATCTTGCCAGACGTTCTCAAGAACTGTGACCGTCACCGTGGCGCTATTCATACCAAAGGGGTTCCCCACTTTAACTGTATAGGTGTAAGTATTATTAGAAGGGTCTGATCCGTCATAGGCTGGTGTCGTTCCCAGCACTGCCCCTGTCGATTGATTACCGACCAACCAGCTTGGCAAATTCTCGAAGCCGTACATAGTCACTAGATCACTATCAGCAGCTGTCGCTGTGGTGTGGTTTACTGAATCGCCCTCAGTAACTTGTAGCGTGTAGTCCGATATTGTAGGCGCTAATCCCACTACGCCGCCTGCTGCAAATCCTGAAGTATTGGTAAACAACGAGTTTAGTTGGTTAACTGCGGTTGCAATATCAGTGCTGACTGCTGTCCCATCTATGGTTGCACCAGATACTGGTAAACTTTCGACAAGTATTTTTGCACCGTCTTTGATAGTGACCTGTATTGAGTCTACGAGGCCTACAGCCTTCAGTGCATTTATAGGATGCGGCACCAGTGTAGGGTCATCCAGCGACAAATCTCTAAACATGATACTCGAGCCAGTCGGGTCCAGCCGAAAATCCATGCTCTGATACTTTAAGTATGGGCTAATTAGCTCGAGGTCTTTGTCCTCAAACAGTCGGTTGTGTACAGTGGCCTGATAGCGACCTGTGCCATCATCACCCATGCGAACTTGGAAAACACCTAGATCAGCATCAGTATTTATACTCACCTTTATTATTTCAGCAAAGATAGTAGTACCAGCGTGTATCTCTACAGGGTGGTCGAAAAACCACTCGATCTGATCTCCAGCATAGACATGCGAATCAAAATCTAACTCCTGCATGTATACCTGCTTGCCATTTACTGACAGCCTGTATTCCAGACGGGTCGTAGTGTAATCAATACTCTCAGCAGCAACAGTTGTTATCCCTAATCCGGCAATATTCACACCGAAGTAGTTGCCACCTGTATAACCTATAGCTGAGTCGGGAAGAGGATCACCCCCTAACTTTTGAGATATTAGATTTGTATATACCCGCCCACTTGGTGGGATGAACCCATCAGGTCCTTGGTTCGCAGTAAGGCTTTGATCCTTAAGGCCGCCCCACATGGGGTAGAAGTTTATATCAGTGCCTAAGTTGGTGAAAAATATATTCTCTGCACCTGATGACATCTTGTGCTGCTCACCTAGATACAGAGAGTTGAGTGTTGTTTCGATTGCGCGATTTGATTTGAGCCTACGATCACTAGGGTCATAGGTTATGTACTTTAAGGTCTCCGCCTGTTCAGCTGTAACTCCTGATACAGGAAGCATACCGTTATTATTTTTTACAAGGGACATGCGTAGTCTCCTTATATATGGACAGCGGCTAGAACTTCTAGACCACTTGTGTTTGTTACGACCAATCTAAACTCAGGAGCTAGGATCACTTCCTGCTGCGCGTCAGCGTCTGATGCAGTTACTACGTCAATCCAATTAAAGTCTGATGATAGTCGGGCCTGTAGCACGGCAGTGTCGCCAGCATTACAGTTAATCTGGAAGATACCTGTACGGTTTCCTCTAGTCTCGAACTTAATCACGTCCGAGGTATATGATGCGGTAAGGTCTGTTGCTTGAAATTGTTTTAATGCGTATGACATTGTTGGCCCCTTATAATTAATAAAGGCCGGACCCCTAGGGGCCCGACCAGTTTGTAGCTAATACAGACTTGCTGTACTTTATTCTTATGCTTCGATAGCGATAACTTTCAGAGCTTCGGTGTTCAACAACATAGAACCAACACGCTTGCGAGTGTAGAAGCTAACAGCACCGTGAGCGCTGTATGGGTCGCGGAGCATAGAAACACCAACACGGTCAACAACCTGATAGCCAGCACCGAAGTCGCCGAAGATGATAGGCATGTTGCCAGCGCCGATACCGTCCATGTCTTCGTTGATTACGATCTCGTAACCGAAGATACGGCCAGCAGCAGCAGCAGTGATGTCGCGCTGTAAGAAGTACTCACCGTCGGTGGTCTTCAGGTCTACCAGTACGTTGTGAGTCTCGCGGTTCATCATGAACTTAGCGCCTGACAGGTAGCCGGTCTTAGTGTTCAGAACAACAGAACGCAGCAGGTTAATAACAGCGTCAGAAGTAGCGCCCAAAGAGGCAGCTTCGCCAGACTTGATTACCTGATACTTGCCGAAGTCACGGGCAGAGTCAGCAGCAGTGTATGCAGAAGTAGTGTCCAGACCGTTCAAGATACCAACTGGCTTGTTCACGCCGTTGCCGTTCAGGAATGCCATGTTCTCTTGCTCAGAGAATTCGCGAGCAACTTCACCAGCCAACCATGCTTCAACATTGAAGAACGCATCTTCAAGAACGTGCTGGTATGCTTTAGGAGAAGCATAAACTTCGCCGAATACAGCGCTGATTTTGGTCAGCTCTGGTGCGTTAGTGTTAGGACGTGAAGCAGTCTCACCAACCCAACCAGAAGCAGCGTTGCCCAGAGATACGAGCTGGCTGTAGTCAGTAGTGTTAGTAGAGATGCCGCCTACCAGTGCACGGATGGGGCTTTTCTCATGTTGTAGTTCAAGGATGTTACGGCTAACTTCGATAGGAAGTGCGTATCCGCCTTGTGCGTCTACAGAGATTTGTACGTCGGCAGCTTTCTCACGCAGACCGTCGATACCTTTACGAGCGAAAGTGCTCAGCATTTCAGAGTTGTTTTCCATTTTGGATTCCTTAACAGATTTAGTAGTAGACATAGTTGGGCGGGTAGACTTTGCTTCCAGCTCTTCAACCTTGTCAGTTAGAGTTTTTATTTGAGCTTCAGAGTCAGACTTGATGGCTTCAAGATCAGCGGCGCTGGCTTTAGTGTCGATCAGTGCTTCAGTCTCTATGGACTTAGCTTCTAATGCGTCAGCTACGTGCTTGAGAGTTACGTCTTCGTCTTCAGTAGTTGCTTCGACTTCGGCAGCTTCTTCAGTTACTTCTTCAGATTTAACTTCAACTTCGACAGTCTCTTCAACTGTCTCAACTGGGGTCTCTTCAGACTTAACTTCTTCGACTACTTCGTCAATCGCTTTTACTTCTTCAGTCATATTTATTTTCCTAAGATTTTCAGCATCCGCTTAAGCTCAACCTGAGCTTCTGCTTTTGCTGGTTTGTCAGAGTCATGGTCTGAAGCATCTCGCTCAGTTTCCAATCCGCTAATGCCTTTCGCTAGAACGGCTTTTGCCTCACGTCTCGAAAGGCCTGCATCGCGCAGACTTTTCTCTAGTGATCGAACGTCAGGACTGCTTTTAACAGCAGTAATGACAGACTCTTGGTTCGCTGGTATTGCCACCAGACTGATTTCGTGCAAATCTACTTCGTGGAGTAGATTAGCTCCTGATTTGCGGTCGTACTCCTCCCGCACGACACGGTATCCGATTGACATAGAATCCAGCGCTCCGTCTTTCAACAGTGCGTAGGCCTCGTCAGCATCTCGGACACCCTTCGTTAAGCGACCCTCTACGTACAGTCCCTTGTCGTCCTCTACCATTTTCTCCCAGACCCCAATAGGTCGGGTCATATCGTGGTGGGCCAGCATCTTCACTTTGGTCCCTGCTTCGATATGTTTGGAGATAGACTTAAGGAATGCGCCGCGCATGGTGATATCACCAGCACGGTCTAGGTGGTCAAATGTATTAGCATAACCGGCGAACTTACGTTCGTCGTCAGCATCCACATGGAACGACTTAGCGTCAAAGGACACGTCTAGTCGCTTTATGTTGTCAGCACTACATGGCTCGCATACTTTGCCATCTGTGCAGCACATACCGCTAGGCTTCGTCATCGTTAGACTCCTGTGGTTGTTCTGTGTTTTCTTCGTCACCGAAGGTCAGGTTATTAGACTGGGACACATACTCGTCGCCGCCCTCGCGTGGGTTATACCCGAGCTCCATACGAGCCTCGTTGGGGTTCATAACGCCAGCGGTTATTAGGGTGGTGTATGTGTCTACTCTAGTAGCCATGTCGGTGCGTAGTAGGTTTGAAGTATCGAACTTAAAGCACTGGGTTGTAACATTAAGTAGTGCCTTATTGAGTCGGGCCTCGATCAACATAAGGTAAGGCAGCATTGTCGCCTTGTAGAACGCGAGGTCCTGATGCTCGATATTAGAGAACGTGGCACGGTCGAGGTCCCCGATCATATGGGGAGGTACTCGGAACATTGCACATATCTCAGAGCGGGTATACTTACGCATGTCCAGAAGCTGAACGTCATTAGGTGACAGTGAGACAGGAGAGAACTTAAGACCCTGCTCGAGAATAGCTACCTTATGAGAGTTAGCTACACCACCGTGGCTCGCGTTCCAGCTTGCCTTAATGTTCTCGAATGAGTCGTCGTCGAGTATGCCGTCAGTGTGTAAGACACCGCGAGGCGTTGCGTCGTTAGTGAATACATTGGCTGCATAATCTCGGGCATCAATTCCAGCGCCGATGGTGTTAGCGTTGTACTGGATAGGTGACATCCCAGTCACTCCGTCCATAGACATGCCACGGATGTGGAGTATCTGGTCTGGACGCATAACGTCCTGATCGCCATTGTCGAATGTTACGACATAGACCACGTTGTACTGTGAGTCCTGCTGGACCGATACGTTCTCAGTCTTAAGGGGTAGAATCTCCACCACCTTCCCAGAGCTTGTGCGGTTTATGTACCCGTAGAAGTTACCGGACAGGCACAGGTTAACCATTACGTAGCTCATGAACTCAGGGCCAGTCTGGTACTCGTTCGGGCTGTTTAGCATTAGGTTGTGCAGTGGTGCTGCTGTATGCAGCTCTTTGCCTGCTGGAGTATCTCGGTACAGGTGACATGGTAATGTGGCCATGGTGTCCGAGAGGACCTTCACACATGCATACACGGTATTCATCCGCATAGCTTGCTCATTGTTTACAGCCTTAGTGCTGGCTGTGTAACTCCCGAAGAAGTCAGACAGCGCACTGCTGTTAAATGGCAGGCTAATAGGCGCGGCTTTCTCTTGGGTCTTACCCCAATTAAATAAAGCCATCATTGGCCTCCTAGTTGTTTGAGTTATAAGGTGCGAATCCCGCGATTACGGTAAACGTCCATCTGTAGGCCACCGTTCACCTTGAGACGGCCTAGGGCCATAACAAGGGCGATCACGCCGTCGATTTTGTTTTTCTCGCCTTCCTTTTTGATTTTGATATTGTCGTTCGGGTCTATATACAGTACGCAGTTGGACATCATCCAAGACAGGACAGGGTCGCCGCCGTGGCAGATGGTTTTAGCCTTAACGGCTTTCTCCAACTCTTTCGAGGGGTCAGACATAGACATAATGCCCTGAGCGAACTTAACCATCGGAGCGCCCTTTTCAATAAGGGAAGCTGATAGCTGAGTAGCACCATAGGCATCGTAGGCTATTTCTCGCACATTATAGGTACCCATGGCCTTAAGCACGTCCTGCTCGATGTAGCTGAGGTCCGTGATGTTGCCTTCGGTAGTTGTAATGTAGCCAGCGTTAGTCCACTCGCGGTACTTGTTCCCGATAAATCCCGTAGCGTTGGCTACAGTGTCCTCGGGCAAATAGTGTTGAACGTATGGGTATAGCTTTCCGTCCTCTACGAATATAAGAGCCATAGACGCGAAGTCAGACACAGACGCTAGGTCCAGCCCAATGTAACAGGGCTTACCTGCGAAGTGTTCAATCGGAGGCAGTGTCCCAGCAGTAGCGTCCCAGTCCTGCGAGGTAATCCACGCTGCGGAGCTAGACATCCACTGGTTGAGTCTTTTGGTTCGGAAGTTGGTCTCAGCTGTTGGTGACTCCATAGCCTGTCGA